CAGAAGAAAACCCAAAAGAAAAACGCGCAGAAAGTAACTTACTACATAATAACATATAAATGGTGCATACCAAATAGTATACACCATCTCTAGAGAGAACCATGGAACTGCATCCGGACATCACCAATAGACTGAACAGTTTTATAGAAACCCACACCATTCCCCATATCATTTTCCATGGGGCATCGGGATCGGGTAAACGGACAATCATGTCCAAATTCATCTCCAATATATATCACGACGACAAGCAGGTCATCAAGGACTACGTCATGCGGGTGAATTGTGCGCAGGGGAAGGGGATCAAATTCATACGCGAAGACCTGAAGCATTTTGCAAAGACCCACATCAACACACGAGGGGGACACCTGTTCAAGAGCATAATCCTGATGAACGCCGACAAGCTCACGATCGACGCGCAGTCGGCTCTGCGCCGATGTATCGAGGTATTTAGTCACACCACCCGGTTCTTCATCGTCGTTGAGGATAAGTACAAACTATTGAAACCGATCCTGTCGCGGTTCTGCGAGTTCTACGTCCCGAGGCCCATCATCGACGGTACCGCAGTGAATCTACACAAATATAACGTGGACGCAGTATTTGGACCGACTCGAAACGACGCAGCGCGCCAGACGCATTTGCGGCGCCTCCTGACTGAATTGAGCAAGGACCCGACCACCGACAACATTCGAATATGCGTAGAAACGCTATACGATAATGCATTCTGCGCCGCTAATATCGTATCTGTAATCGAGGGTAAGCACGTGTTTCAAATTGACAACTACAAAAAGCACATGGCGCTGTTTCGGTATAACGGTGTTAAGCGAGAGTTCAGAAGTGAGTCTATGTCCATGTTTTTCTTGTTGCACTCGTTGTTTTTACGTTTAACCGACAGTTTAGAAAATATCCTTCTTATGTAAATGGATGATTTCACAGTAAGTGGACTTCACGAGTCAAAGAACGAATGGGCTGCGCGATTGCTCACAATTCTCGCACCGCACATCATCGATGGATTTAGGTCAATATTGGAAGAGAGTGTTACCCTATGTCGTGAAAATGACGAGATGGACAAATATCTGATGACCTTTCAAAACTTGATCGCGCGCATCCCTAAGTGGAACAGTGATATTGTGAAAACCGAGACGCAGCGTATCATCGAAAAGAGTGGATGCAACTATCTTGAAGATCTGATCACATGCATTCATGTAATTCAGTTGAAGATCTTGACCGCGGTGCGCGTCGGACAGAAGCAGAAGAAGGTGGACCTCAACGTGATGAACGTAAACGACTTTGTACACAAGGCCTACATCAACTCGGCTCGTCAAATGTACAGAAATGTGTACCTCTTCGATCTTGACGTGCCACCGCTGCAGAGACAGAAGAACAACCGCGAGGTTGAACTGATCGTCCAGGAGTGCATCCTCAACACAATCCGCGACAGCATCCCCGTCGAGACCATCCTCAAGTGCTACATGGATGAGACAACGGAAGAGGACATTACCGAAGAGGTGAAGGAGGAGGATATCACCCCCGTTCCCGAACCTGTACCCACTCCTATACCTGAACCTATCTCAACCGAAATGGCCGATATGTCCAATGCGCCACCACCGACCCCGAACACGTCTGTGGCGACAACGCCTCAATCACATACAGATCCCATCACGTTGTCCTTTAACGACATTGATAACGCGGTAGACGTCAATAAAAATGAGTTTCAGATAGAAGCTCCCAAGACCATTGCGCGTCTTCAGGAGATCAGCGATACCCGACACGCGGCTGCGATTGACGATGATTACGATTACGATTCTGACAAACTCGTTATTTCAACCAGTAATATTAAACTTGACGATCTGGACATCCAGACCATAGAAGAGCCTCGGATCAACATTCTTCCACCTCTGCTCGGCGACATCGAGGTGCTGGAATAGGAAGAAGACGCCGACCTAGCGAATGCAGGTTGCTCCGCCGACCTAGCGAATGCAGGTTGCTCCGCCGACCTAGCGAATGCAGGTTGCTCCGCCGACCTAGCGAATGCGTTGTTTCCAAGATAAGTTTATACCAAACTAGATAAATGAACACGTTTTTAATGGCAAGTATCACCGTCATGGTGTATGTTATTATTCAGTTCGCGGACGCCAAGATGGTTCAAAAGGAACGCCCCGATATCAAAGCCATTGTGAAGCGAAGTGCAATGGTGTTCAGTAGCGTCATTGCTGGAATGGCGCTATACGATCAGTTCAACCCGCTCATGGGACAGATAGGCGACAAAGTGGGTTCTATGTCTGGCGGCAGCGACGGTTCTCCGACACAAGTGTTCACCGACAAACCGGCGTTTTAAACCGTTGATTTAGCCAACACTTGTTTCATGAGAAATATACAATATGTAGCAATATACAGGGTTCGCCGCCTACTACTAACTATACTGTATGGATCCAATTAGGTTCCATACACTATTACCTACTACTACCCATAGTCAATCCACCATAGATCGACCCTTCGTTTGACGATATGGTCGAGGTAGACGAGATCGACAATGACCTTGGCGAACGCGACAAGGACCTTGGCGACCGCGACGTGCTATTGGTTCTGATATGTTTTTTCAACAGTTTCAACTTCCCCAGGTCGATCAACGGGATCAGTTTTTTGTCGATCTCTTCGACGCACGTTGTGCACACGATAAAGGTCGTTTCACCTCGATCGGGGAATTTCAAGCTACAAATGTTGTCGTCGCACACGCCGCGACAACATTTGTTACAACTCTCGGTAATGTTGGCCGCGTCGCACATGTCGCACGGATCGTACACCCGACTACTAGGACTACTGGGCGGGCTATATCTTTGCAGACTGGTTCCATACCTATATATTATACTCATGATGAGTGTTTTGTGTTTGTATGCTGGGACGTCCATTCACCATAGCATTTCAATTCTTCGCGTCTTCGATCTAGACAGACAGTTCATCGGCGTCGACTGGTTCAAGCCGCCCCTTCAGAACGGGAAATTTGTCGATGTCCATTACATGTCCCATGTACTTTGATGCAATGTCCTTCTTCTTCACGACATATCGCGAAAACTCCGGGCGGTGCAGTTGCGCTTCGGGCGTGTGCCGATGCACGTGACGCGCGATCATCTTGTACAATTTGAACGATGGGTACCGCTCATCGCCATTCGATTTGTACAACACGTTGCGACCCGAGTCGTCCATACACCACTCCTTGATGATGCCCATCACGCGGTTGTCTGGTTCAGACTCCATTTCGTCTTCAATGTCGTCGTAAATCGAGCATGCCAGGCGACACAGATCAAAACTGAAATTCGGGTCGATGCGTGGCTTGTCGGCATTGTAGTAGGGTTCGGTGTTGTACTGTGTTGATGCGTCCGCCCCGGGCTTGAAACTGTCGCTGCACATGACCATCTCATTGTACGTGTAAATACTGCGTCCAAAATCGATGATCTTCGCAATGCGACCAAACGTGGGTACCTTGTAGTACGAGTTGCCGAACTTGTAGAAGAGGAAGGCCTTTGTAGTATCATTGAACATGATGTTGCTGCTGTGCAGGTCGTTGTGAGTAAACGAAAACACCCTCTGGTAAGTGAGTAGCGTCATGATCACCTGCATGAAAATACTAAACCATTCATCATCTGACAACTCCTCTCGCCCCATGAGCGTGTCCAATGTGTAATCCATTTTTTCCATGAAGATAACTTCTACCGGAAACCGAGGGAGAGTGGCCAGTACAATTGGGTCATCGGTGTCGGACCCCGATTCATCGCTCCACTCATCGCTTGTTCCTGTCCCCGATTCGTCTCCGTCTCCGTCAGAGGTGCATGACGTGCGCGATGAGCAGCTCGACGACGAGTCATCATTGTCGGCAATGACCATGTTGGTAGCCTTTTCCTCTGTCGACGTTGTATCTCCAATCGTGATCCCGACCACTTCGAGGTCGGTTGCGGCCAAGTCGGCCAGCGATAGAACCGTGACGGGGACAGTGTCATCGGTGTTATTCTCGAAAAGACCGTCGTATGATATATCGCCGATGTCCGATGCAGACTGTTCCATATTAGACTCCCCGTCTATCCCCCCCAACGACTCTGCTAGCGGTGCGATGGAGATGGGAGGCATGTTCCCACTTCGAGCCGTTCCCGTTTCGATAATGTCGTTGATGAAGAGCGAGTAGTCCTCTACTTGGAAGTCGACGTTCTTGTGCGAGTTGAAAAAGGAGGAACCGTGCAGGTACTCTAGGTCGTCGTAGATATTTACCGCCAAGTTGCGCTTTACGCCCGTAAATGCTCCATAGTAGGGCACTCCATGCACAAAGGTGGTGTGGTTCTGGAGAAGGGATGTAAAGTGAGTGAACATTCCGTCCACGTAGGCGTTGTTGTTCACATCGACCAGACAAGGGTTGGACGCGTTCGCGTCAGTATATGTAGGCAGGTTGAATATATCACTATCGTTAAAGGTCTTGCCCGTTAAAAACTTGTACGGGTCGGTTAATGGAATGATCTTACAGAACACTGACGTCGTTTGTGTTTTTTTGCCGTCCGTGCTACATAGTTCGACCCGATATGTCACTGGCGTTTCCTTTTCAACAACCCTGGACACGTATATTGGGTTGTGCATGCCCACGCATTCGCAGTTCGTCGGGTTCATGTCGAAAAACCTGGTGTATATAGGAATATAATTCTGGATGTATTCCATGTCCATACACCCTTCTTCCTTAAGTTGGGCGAAAAGGTCAATATTTCGTCGCTTGGCGTAGTTAACTCGACAGAGAGTTTCGGGGAAGGCGCTCATTATCACTTATTGACATATATAACTGCGTGTATAAACGCTTTACTAGTTGAATGGTCTTGAATACTGCGCGTTCGGTACAAATAATTAGAATAGACGCGGTATACTATACCCACATAGTAGTACATGACGCTCGAACTCAAAAAATTCAGCATGAAAACCATTAGTTTTAAAGCAGACGAATCCAAAGGGCCTGTATGCGTTCTTATTGGACGGAGAGACACGGGAAAGAGTTTCCTAGTTCGCGACCTGCTATATTACCACCAAGACATCCCTATCGGCGTCGTCATCGCCGGAACAGAGGAGGGGAACGGGTTCTACGGGAGGCTTGTTCCGCGACTCTTCATCCACACGGAATATAGTTCGGGCATCATTGAAAATATACTTAAGCGACAAAAGGGGGTCCTAAAACAAATAAAAAAGGAAATTGAAGCAAAACGGCGATCTACAATTGACCCTCGAACATTCGTTATACTGGATGATTGTCTCTACGACGCATCATGGTCACGTGACAAGCTTATGCGTCTTCTCTTTATGAATGGCAGGCATTGGAAGATCATGTTAATTATAACGATGCAATACCCACTCGGTATCCCCCCGACGCTGCGTACCAACATCGATTTTGTGTTTATTCTGCGAGAGCCGTACATCGCGAACCGGAAGCGCATTTACGAGAACTATGCAGGCATGTTTCCTACACTTGAGTCCTTTTGTCAGGTGATGGACCAGTGTACGGAGAACTACGAGTGCCTCGTGATCAACAACAACTCCAAGTCGAACAAGCTCAGCGACCAGGTGTTCTGGTACAAGGCCGACGCGCACAACGACTTTCGTCTAGGATCAAAGGAGTTCTGGGATCTCTCCAAGAACATGGGGTCGGACGACGAGGACGAGAAGTACGACCCAGAAGCGAACAAAAAGCGCGGGGCAGGTCAGACAATAAACGTGAAAAAGAGTAAATGGTAGTCGCGGAGTCGGCGGAGTCGGCGGAGTCGGCGGAGTCGGCGGAGTCGGCGGAGCAACCTGCATTCGCTGGGCAACCTGCATTCGCTGGGCAACCTGCATTCGCTGGGCAACCTGCAGTCGCTAGACCGATTATACCAATGTTCTATCAATCAATATGATATCGTGTAAAACACACACCGTATCATATATCTATTTGTGACGCTGTTGCATCAACTACCTGTCTATACGCCGCCAGGCGAATCTGTCCCAGCGCCGTCGCCGGACAGGTTCATAATACTGGACAGCCCGCGGTCCGTATTTATATCAGTTACAACGTTATCACCTTCGAAAAGTTCGGAACGAATGTCTCCCACAGACACCTCTTCCTTTGATCCCCCTAGCGCCGTTTCTTGACTACTGATACCGCCAATGGAGATGAGATTACCATCTTCGTCCACGTCCTGGGTAAGGGTCGTGTTGTGCAGCTCTGCCTTCTCCACATTGTCGCGAATGGCCTCCTTCTTGGTGTCCTTTACACGCTTCTCGAACGCCATCTTAGCAAAATCCTGGTTCTTGACCTTCTCCTGCATGAGTTTGTTCAACTCGTCCTCTAAATATTCTACGCGCCCCGTCTTGTAGGCATCGGGTTCCCATGGCATCCACATGCCGATTGGTCCTACATACACGTCGTGATTGGGATCCATTTCGCGTAACATCTTACATCGAAGTTCTGCCTCTTCGAGAGTTGGATACACCCCTCGTACCTTTAGACCTCGCACAGATGTCTGGAAGTTGTGCGCTCGCAAAAACTCGGCGTCCAGTTGATCCTCCTTGGCATCTACAAAGTTTTTGTAGTCAGCATCCACTGTGGTATCTTTCAAGGTGTCAATCTCGTCCTTAGCAAACCCTTTAAAATCCTCAATGAGTGTCTCGGTTGAAAGATTATACTTGAATGCCAAAAAGTTCAAAAACTGATGATACTTCTCCATGGACTTGGATAACTCATACTCCTTCAAAAACTTCTCGAAAAAGAAGAGGTTTTTACTCTTTAGAGTGCTTTCAGGGGAGACAAACGACACGCAGGTAAACTTCTGGTTCGCAATTGGTTTGTCTTCGTCCAACACATCGACGTATTTTGTATTTGGGGTTCCATCTGCCTGTAATTTTCTGGGAAAAGCGGTAGAGGTAGAAGAACTATCCGACGACATTATGTATTACAGACCAATGAGTGTCTAAGTTCTTTGAGTCAGTGTTGATTGTATCAATGAACAGCCATTAGATTTAGCAACTATTCGCCTAATTGCATATCTGTCGAAATATTTTCTCAACATTAAGTATAATACGATGTTCGACGCAAGTGAATTGATTAAGCGTGTGATTAAGTACCTCGTCGAAGGTCTCATGGTAGCCATCGCGGCATATGCCATCCCCAAGAGATCCTTGAACATGGAGGAGATCGGTCTTCTTGCATTGACTGCTGCTGCCACCTTTAGTATCTTGGATACCTACATTCCTAGCATGGGTGTAACTACCCGCTCTGGCGCAGGCTTCGGTATCGGTGCCAACCTCGTCGGATTCCCCGGAGGCCTCTAAATCCGAACGTCTATTAACAATCCCGTGGTGTATATATAAAACAATCATATTTCATATATACTTCTATTGTCATCTGCAGGATAGATATGACTACACTGTAGCAATAAATTCCCAGTCCAACTCGTCGCAGATCTTTTTCCAAATGGAATCCTGTTCGATCAACTTTTCGCGATCCTTTAGCATGGGTATATGCTCCAGATAGATGGTTTGTTCGAGAAGTTCGAACAACTTATACACTACGTAATAGTAGTGTAGGAAGTTTACACGGTAATCGGGACAGTGCTTTGCGTAAGGGTACTGAATCTCCATAAAGAAGTTGCACAGAGTCTTCTCTAGTTCTTGGCTTATAAGCATTGGCTGAATACCCAACTTATTCTTGATGAAATTAATGTGTTCATAGTACTTGTTGTACCCCAGTTTCTTTAACAGATCCTTGCACTTGTAGTACGTCAAATCGGCCAGTTCAATTCGCTCCTTCTTAATCTGGAGCTTTAGGTTCGCAATCACCTCCGCCGGGATCTGAGTCGTCTCCTTGCCTTGAAACTGGGACAAAATCTCTTTGAAGTGGTTGATCTTCTTATACGCGTAGAAACATACCTCCTTGGGGGGTTCCTTGTAGGACGGCTTGTCGTTCTCAATCAGATACCTTACGCTGCTGCCGCAAAGATTACAAATCATCACGCCCTCATCCTCGATAGGTATCAACTCGCCCTTATAACAAGACTTGCACACGTCCGTGGCATATACATATTTATCCACATCCAAGAAACTAGTGTCGATGTTAGACAAATACCGCTGAATGATAGTCTGATTGTTGTTCTCCATGCTACGAATCGTGTTCTCCGCGTCCGTGTTTAGCTTGAAAAAAACATCCAACTTTGTATTTGGAACCATCTCCTCGCTACCATCAGATATTTTTTTTTTGTTTTCAAAATAACCAAACACGTACTTGGAGTTGTCTAAGAAATAGTCCGACTTGGTCTGCTTTAAGCGGCGTATATCAGCCTTTATAACAGATATCCTATCAGCCCGTTCCAACTGCTGATCCAATCTTTGTCCAGAAATCGCCGTCAATGCACACCGGGAGTGCTTCTCTTTCACCCCACGCAGTTCCGCGGTCAGTTCTTGAATACGGAGTTCGTCATTTGAAAACCCTGTTATTTTTTCCGAATGCTTGCCGTCGAGCGTGATGGTACTCTTCTCGCTTACGAGGATCTTTTTGTCGGTTTTAGGCTTAAAGGACGGCATGCGATGGATAATGCTATTAGTAATAAGTATACTCGAATAACTCTATCTAGTTATACCACATATTATTTGATATTCTAGATATTATCCCATCGTAAAAATGAGAGAGAAATGGTGTGTACCCAGTGTACATAATGGATATAGTTCATGCATTACCATCGAACGACGTGAACACGATAGACGCAGCAACCTTTGCGAAAATGTCATTCGTTTACAAGGCGGTGAATGACGGATGGACGGTGCGGAAAAGGAAGGACAAATATGTATTTGTAAGACCGCATGATAACCGTAAGGAGGTGTTTGAAAGCTCTTACCTTGAAGCATTCATAAAAATGAATATGCCTATTACTTCAAACCCCAATTAGGTATAATACTCGTTGTATTTAGGCGTTTCTCGCCGTTTTTTTATCTTTACCCTTATTATAATCATGGGAGGAGGCCTTATGCAACTCGTAGCCTACGGCGCACAAGACGTTTACTTGACTGGTAATCCCCAGATTACCTTCTGGAAGGTTACCTACCGCAGGTATACCAACTTTGCTATTGAATCCATCGAACAGACCTTCAACGGTCAAGCCGATTTTGGTCGCCGTGTGACATGTACTATCAGCAGAAATGGTGATCTTGCTTACCGCACCTACTTGCAGGTGACTTTGCCTGAGATCAACCAACAAATGAGCGCTGCCGGTTCCGATACCGTGTTTGCTCGTTGGTTGGATTTCCCCGGAGAGCAACTCATCTCTCAAGTTGAGGTCGAGATTGGAGGTCAACGCATTGACCGCCAATATGGCGACTGGATGCATATCTGGAACCAGCTCACCATGACTGCCGACCAACAGAAAGGTTACTTCAAGATGGTCGGTAACACCACTCAACTCACTTTCATCACTGATCCCAACTTCGCTGCGATCGATGGTCCTTGTGATGCCAACGGTCCTCGCCAGGTCTGCGCTCCCCGCAACGCCCTTCCTGAGACCACCCTTTACGTGCCCCTCCAATTCTGGTACTGCACCAACCCCGGTCTTGCTCTTCCTTTGATCGCCCTCCAATACCACGAGGTCAAGATCAACTTGGACTTGCGCCCCATCGACGAATGTCTTTGGGCTGTCTCCGCGCTCGCATGCGACACCGGAGCCACCGCTTCTGCCAAGACCGCCACCGTCGCATACAACCAATCTTTGGTTGCTGCTTCCCTCTATGTTGACTACGTCTTCCTCGACTCCGATGAACGCCGCAGATTTGCACAGAACCCCCACGAGTACCTCATCACTCAACTCCAGTTCACTGGCGACGAGTCTGTCGGTTCCTCATCCAACAAGATCAAGCTCAACTTCAACCACCCCTGTAAGGAGCTTATCTGGGTCGTCCAACCTGACGCCAACGTTGATTACTGCAGTTCTATGATCTGCGACACCGCCCTTAACAAGGTCCTCGGTGCCCAACCTTTCAACTACACTGACGCCATCGACGCCCTTCCCAATGCCCTTCACGCATTTGGTTCCGCCTCATCTGTTGACGGTGCCGATGGTTTCATCAAGGACAACGCCTTCGCTGACCCCAGCGCCGCCGGACATGTCTCAAATACCAGCACCGACGCCGCCGCCGTTGATTTCGGTATCGCACAACAGTCCGCCGTCTCCGACGCCGGCTCATTCGTCATGGCCGAGACCTCCCTCGACATGCATTGCTGGGGACAGAACCCCGTCGTTGTTGCCAAGCTTCAGCTTAACGGCCAGGATCGCTTCTCCGAGCGTGAGGGCTCATACTTCGACGTTGTCCAACCCTACCAATCCCACACCCGTCACCCCGATACTGGTATCAATTGCTTCGCGTTCGCGCTTCGCCCCGAGGAACACCAACCTTCCGGCACTTGCAATTTCTCCCGTATTGACAACGCCACACTTCAGTTGGTCCTTTCCAACGCCTGTGTCGCCGGTGTCGCCACCGCCAAGGTTCGTGTCTATGCCACTAACTACAATGTCCTTCGTGTCATGAGTGGTATGGGCGGATTAGCTTATTCAAATTAAATCTAAGGTATTTAATAGTTACTTTAATAACTTTATCAATACATTCATATTACATAGGTAATAATATGAATGACAAATTTCTTATTGAAATCGCCCAGTTAGTAATATATAGAGTTTTATATTACTTACTAATATAATGAATAATATAGATAATTTGTGTAAAAAACTTCCATACGAATTAGTAAATATCATACTTAAATATGACGGGCGCATCAAGTATAAATATAGAATAAAGAATAGTGTTGATTACCATAAATATGTAAAGGTAATCCATAAACACGATGAAAGATACAATATAATTACACCGATTATCGCTAAGAAAATACATATTATGAAAGAGACTGAGATATCTTCAGATAAATCGGGGTTTGAGTTTGCGTTCAGTTTTGATAAACACCCTTGTATGCTATTACGCTATGAAAATAACAAGTCTGTTCCAAATATTTTTACTATAATTTATGTAAATATGAAGGAAGCACGAGCAATAGTAAGTAGTGATATAATAAGAACAAATTATAATTGAACAGTTTGAATGAGAAAATGTGTAAATTACCAAGAGTGTAAATCTTCACTGGTATAAAAAAATAGGAGTAAACCTACGAGAATGCTCTGAAAGGTCTATGGGTCTGCTGGCATTTCATGTCTGCACATTGGACAAGATACACATTTTCTAGTTGGATAATGCGTCCATCTAGAAGACTTTTCGATATGTTCGTTCCAACAACGCGTACAATATGTATGGTTGCACTCCGTGGTGATGACGTCGTCGCGATTTATTTCCCACGATGAAGTGTGATAAGACCATTTAAATGAATTCATATTCTCGTAACAAATAGGGCATTCATCGTCTTCTGGTTTCTCTGGTGGGTTTTTTGCCAAGTCACGCTGTTTTCTAAACGCATGCCATCTGGAAACGAGTTCGTTAATCATTTTTTTTTTTGAATAATCCAGCGGAATTGGGCTCAACATATATTTGCGGTTATAATGTCGGGTAGTTCTATGGGTTGGGTCATGAACCACTGTGAGGTATTGCGCATAATGGTATGCGACATATCGCAACTCATTTGCGCGCAATAGGTGGAAATCAGGACAAACGTCGTGCATCATGCAGTCCCATCCTTTATCGAGCAGCTCTCGTCTTCCATTCATGTTGCTATTACATCTGATCATATGATGAGATGCACTGTTGCAAAACACGCACCGTTCTACATCGGATTTCTTACGGTTCATTGTAAATATTTGACTGTAATTAACAGTTGTTGTTTGATGTGCACAGCATATAAGTATATTATGCGTTCAATTTTTCTAACCACGTCACATACCCACACACTGGATGGCGGTGTTGTGGGACGTGTAAAATGGGAGACAACCTAATAAGAATTGATCCGTTCTTTCCCTACCATCCTACCGATGAGCTCCTAACTTGGCTCAATGGGTATAATAATGTAAAGTTAGACACAGACAGCATAAGGTGTCTGTGTAGTTGAAGTATCATCATGACTCTGTTGCGAAGTGTTAAACACATAGGACCTTAACCGGTAGTATGTGGATGAACCCTCTGTGGAACTGATCTTTCCCGTTGCAGGTTTGACATGGAGTAGTCTTCGGTGGCTGCCAAACTACACGAATGGTAGTTTTCCGTGTGGATAGTGGTGATAATTAAATGTTGCATGCGAATTGTTTGGATTGTACTAATCGTAATGGGTAATTGTGTATAAACGACGCACAATACCAAGTATAGCTTATGTGGTTTATCCATAGCTATGCCCATTCTGTGCCAATTGCAGAAAACAATCTTAGGGGACGCCCTATTTTTTACGAGTTATCCCGACAAAGTGGTCATATATAGGTGCGTATCTGGTCGCTCCCCAGGAAGCCGCCTGTCAGATTGACAAAGCATATCTCGAGTACATTTGGCTCAGTCCAGCCGAAGTCGTAGCACAGGGTCATGCCGGGATGAGCGTCGAACCCGAACTCGAAATAAAAACTGGTGTCAACAGGCGACGTGGTCGCATTCTTCATGATGGCGATTTTCTTGTCGATTATGGAGGATAACATGGTTATGCGGGCATCGTGCGGATGAATCGCGGTGGAGTACGTCCCTGCCATCCATTGGCCCCGCTTGTACCGGTACTTGAACCGGCCGTCGTATTTTAGTATGATATTCACCAGTTCTTTGGGGAGGCGGTGCGAGGGCATGATGTGGGTGTTGTTCTATATCGCGCCAATGGTTTATACCATTGTGGTGATATGTTATTGCAAGAAGATATGTGATAAAGATGTCGATATATATCAATGTTTTTGGATTTTGGATTTACGATGCTTTTTGGATTTACGATGCTTTTTGGATTTACGATGCTTTTTGGATTTACGATGCTTTTTGGATTTACGCCCCTTTTTTTTGAATGATTTTCCACCATATGAGAGTGGTGGGTCATTCAACACAAGTTTATATTCGCCCATCCCATCCATATCTATAATTGGAAATTGTTGGTTAAGTCCATCTAACTCTGCTTCTTCCTTCTCGACTAGGTCTTCTAACGCTCTAGCTAATAACTCCTGATTGTGTTGTAAAGATTTTTCCGCGTTACGTATTAAATATGCATACATATTACGAACATATTGTTTTTTGGCTTGCCAAATATTTGGATACATAGGACCTGAACGCTCAAATAAATCTTTGTGCGTATGCGCATCAAACTTATATACCTCTAGACCTCTAACATTACGCAGTAAACTTTCTATATAATTATTGAAATTGTCGCGGTACTCCATTTCTTTATTATTTATAAGAGTCCTAATACTTTTGTCAATAAAGACTTCAAGGTGTACGTTATCATTAAGTTCAGATTTGGCTACAAAAAGATTGCTTAACCAATATTCAACCTCGTCGGAAATATCTTTTGGATTTATCACGTCGTTTGAATATGAACCAGATAATACATTTATAGTGTATTTTATATGAAATACCCCAGGGGCCGTTTCTGTTTTTGCCATTTTCAATTCACCTGCGCAATAAACATTTATTGATTCGGGATTGGTATCTGTACTCAAGTGCTTATTTCTACATATATCTTTTAATATGTCTAGATGTTTTGTTCCTATTTCACTTACACTCAGAGTTCGTTTTACTACAATATTAGTTTCGTTATTAATATCATATAATAGCCATGTGTATACACCATTGCTAGCGCCAGCTAATTCGCTTAGTTGAAATGTATCTAGACCTAGACCAGTATATTGAGCCTCAATTATATGTCCCAGCCCATCAGGTGGTGGCGTAATTACATAATAAGAGTCTCCGCGTTTAAAACGTAATTTATAATTGGGTTGGGGGTCATTGAGTATAGTTTCACAAGTGTATGTCGTTGGTGTTATCATATTTGGGTCTAGTGAAGTAACTTATATATAGATAAGTAGATAATATAATGTGCGTATAGTATAACGATGCCAGAATTAATAGATGTACGATTGGAGAATCTGGAGATGACGGAGGAGTACTCGGTGATTTTCCCTCTTGTGGTAGGGGGTCAGCACGAGTCCTACGAGGCGGAGTTTGTGGAGGGTAACACCATAGAGTATATGTTCAAGATAGTGAGGGTCCATATGGGTCCCAAGAGGGTGGGTGACACGTTTTTGGTGAGGAATGGTGAGCAGACTTTTGACATAGCAGACCGGGTTGGAAAATACCTGATTCTGACTGAGCAAGCGATTCCTTTTCCGGACGATTTGGCCGACGCGCACATCGATACTAGTACCGATGCCGAGATCGGTGCGATTCTTGGACAAGGGGATAATAGTATGCGAACGATTATGCTATACAGGCTTCTTATGCATTCCCGAAGCCCGGCGCGATCTCCAGCCAGTCGGCGAAGCCCGTTCTCGCGGGCGCACACGCCGCTCAACGGCGGCAGGCGCCGCCGCAGACGGACGCGCAGACGCCCAGCGCGCAAGCGTCCGAGTCGGCGGCGATCGCGCTCGACGCGGCGGCGCCCGCGTGCGCGGCGCAGACGGTAAGTATTAGAATTGGATGATATGTATAGGAAGTAGCCTATTACGTATCATGCGTGTGATTATTTGTTCTCCTAGTTACGTAATCCATATACGTGTGGTTGATAGGGTGTCAGACACATAAAACCTTCCAGGATATGATCTAGATTCCACTATTGAAATAGTAGTTGGATTAGCATCCACCATCGCGTCTGCCTCGGCACGAGTAACATGCGTAGGCGGTGCGGCGGGCGCGGGTGGTGCGGGCGGCGCGGGCGGTGCGGGTGCGGGCGCAGAAGGGCGGGGACGCGTCCTGCTAGAACTGTCATCCGATGCCCCCGCTGCGTCTATCGCCATTTTTCTCCGTCTTTCTTTCAACCTATCCTTCGCACTTACTGGCTTCGGTAAGGCAGCGGCGCGCACGCGTGCCGCCTCCATCTCGGCCCTCTCGGCTTCGGCGCGCACGCGTGCCGCCTCCATCTCGGCTTCAAAACGCACGCGTTCCGCCTCTTCCTCGGCTTCGACGCGTGCGCGTTCCGCCTCCTTCATGGGTCTCTCTTCTTCATCCTTTGCATCTTCATAATATCCATGCCATGTTCCTTGTCGGGGTCCATCAGGAATCTCTCTAAACTGCTCACCATCAAATGACATATAGCCATCAGGATCTCCTTGACCATCATCATGATAATAGAAAAGTTCTCGGTTATGAATAATTTCTGGAACCGTGTAATCTTCTACCAACACATCAGTAAGTTTTCGGTGGTCACCACCTGCTGCTTTTTTGTCACTGTGATGGGAGTTAAATGCATTCATAGTTCCAGATATCCATCTATCACCAATTGCATCTCGCAGTTCTGTCATTCTAGCCATATACTCGGGATTGGATGACTCCGAATCGGCGATTAATGCTTTAAGTTCATCCTTAAGATCTCTAATCTCCTCGTATATTTCTGGTATTTCTTTCTGTAACTCGTGTTGTCGTTTTCCCATAAAAGGTCTACTTCCAGCATAATCAGATTCCTGCTCATCCGACAAATCCCTCTCCATTTTTCTAACTTTCTTGGTTTTGTTCTTAATGTCATTTGTAATCTGAGTTTTACGTCTCTTATCCATTTCTTGCTCCTGTTTATAGGTTTCGCTTTCGGCTAAATCTTGGTCAACATGACGTATAAGGTCAGCTTCTATTTTTTTTTGTATTTGACGATAATGGCGTTCCTTTGTATCATAGTCCATATCTTTTGTAGCTTCGGATTGACCTTTTTTGTGAAGATTATTATAGTATTCAATGCGTTCATCGAGAGACATGTGTCTAGGATCGGAATCCCCTCCAGCGGCCTTTGGTTTGGGTCCTCCGCCGCGGACGCGTCTGCGCCGCGTAGGCTTTCCCCGTCTTCCATTTTTACGCGCCGTTCTCTTGTGAGGTTTCGACTTGCGAGGTTTTACGCGGCTCTTAGGCCTGTGCCTCTTATGCGTTTTGACCGATGTTCTCGCGGGCATGTACACTATGTATAGATTTGTTATTTATCGAGAGATATGCTAAATAACAAGTAATGTATCAAAT